GCTTACTATTTTATCTGTATTGGTTGTAGGGTTCATTGCCTCGGATGATATATTTATTGTATCCTCTTCTAGCCATCTTCTAAATTCTACATGCGCATCTACAAAAGAAACAACAGAACCGTTATTGTGATAAACTCCGGGCCAGTCTTGAGAGAAAAAACTCTCACCACCTTTGAGCGTTGGCGCTACTCTAAAGTTTCCAGCGTTAATAGATTGAGGCGGCATTTCGATAAAAGTAAACAATTGACTAGAGTTGTTTACGTCATCATATTCATGATGTACTTTGTATTGGGTATCTGACAGCCAAGGCCACCCCGACCAACCGCCGACAAAAAGATTTATGCTATAAGAGCGAGGTCTGTTTATAATCTTAGCATTAACCGTAACAGTTGACTTATCTCCCGGACAATGGTATATACCCATACCTGCGTAAGGTTTCAAAGGTGAGAAAAAGAGAGGCCTACGGGTTTGTCCCCATGGACCGTTTCCGCTCATGCTATCGGCAACCCACGCCCACATACCAGTAGGCTCACCAGCCCAAGCTGAGGCGTAAGGGAACCTGTTTTCGTGGTCCCCTGCAAACTGCGTGTAAGCGAGGTTAAGTTGCCGATGGTTGTTTATGCATGCTGCTTGCCAACCAGTTTGTTTGGCTGACGCTAGCGCAGGCAGCAGAAGAGCTGCTAAGATCGCAATAATGGCGATGACAACAAGAAGTTCAATTAGAGTGAACCCTCTGGTTGCTTTCGCCGCAGTCAGGGTTTTTGTGCGCACAATATATTTTAACGTTACCTATGGTAAAAAGATTCATAGTTTTTTACACAAGAAACGGTCCTTTGGTAAAGGAACAGTCGTTAAAAACGGAGGTCCACGGCTTGAGGTCTTTTTCTTTAATTAAAAAATTAAAGTAGTTTTCATATTGTTGCATAATATGGGAAGCTTCAAAGTTTGCTTCTGCATACCTACGGCAGTAGTGTGGATCGATCGTGTCGAGTAGATTGGCAGCGTGAAAAAACTCATTTAGGCTGCGGCATCTAAATCCTGTTTTGCGGTGGAGGTTGTATTCGCAGGGGGCCCCCCAGTCGGTGGTTAAAACGGGGGTTCCCGAAAACCATGCTTCAATCATGGCCCACCCGCAAGGTTCCATATAAAGCGTAGGCATTAAAAGTCCTTTGGCTTTTTTTAGTAACTGGGCTCTTTCTTCGTAACTGACCGTATGAATATATTGGGCATAAGGATTGTTTTTGGGAAGGGTAGTCTCGAGAGTTTGCGGCCCCACAAACTTGATTGGTTGGCGCAGAGCCCGAGAAAGATTATCAGCGATATGGACACCTTTGCCATCTATGATCCGCCCCAAAAACAAAAGGTAATCTTCTTTTTTGGCAGAGAATTCAAATGTATCTATATCAAAACCGGGCGGAATAACGTGGTCCGACGGAGAGGGGTGGTTGATCTTTGCTCCTCCGAGCATCCGATGTAAGTGAGAATAGGATTCAAAAACTTTGTTATTGGCGAAAAAAGAATCGTAGCCGATACTTGGTTCAACAACTATAGTTTTGTCATTAAGTTTTTCGCATGCATCCTTATGGCCAAACCCCCAGAACGCCAGAACAAAATCGTTTTTACTATGATTTCGTTTTAGGACCTCTGTTACCACGTTTTTATTAAACTCTTCGTGAACTTTATTTTTAGTGCCTTGAGGTAGAAAGTCTTGCCATTTTTTTTCTTTGTATTCTGCCGCGTATGTTTCTCGAGAGATAACATTAATATGCTCGGTACATTTAACGTGGGAGTCTGGGTGTCCGTAGTGATAGACCGTGTGACCACGTTTTGTCATGTGAGTACAGAATTTGTAAACTTTCTGGGTAAAAGCAGAAATGGTAATTTCTTTTTGGGTGGGGTACATGGGGATAGATAGTACGTGAAAAACCATTTCTTTTATATTATCGCGGCAAAATACCAATGTCAAGTGTAATTATTAGAGACATATGGCAACTAGGCGTAAGAAACCTAAAGTGACGGAAAAAATTTTGCCGATAGCAGAAAGCAAGTATAAGTTAAACTTCAAACATTTTGATTTAACGGACAAACAAAAAGATTTTCTACGTAAAGCGTTTGACGAAAAAACAAAAATAATGTTCATAGCGGGTCCCGCAGGATGCTCTAAAACATTTATGTCAGTATATTCAGCTTTGAGACTCTTTCACGAAAACAATGATTTGGATATTTTTTATGTGAGAACAATCGTAGAAAGCGCAGATCGGGGTTTGGGTCATTTGCCCGGAGACGTAGACGAAAAGTTTCACCCGTTTATGATGCCATTGACAGATAAGATGCAGGAGATTTTAGCAAGCGATCAAATTAAAATGTTGACAGAAGAGAAGATTATCTCGGCGGCTCCTGTTAATTATTTGCGCGGAGCAAATTGGTTTAATAAGCTTATCATTGCTGACGAGTCACAAAACTTTACGCTAAAAGAGCTGGTGACGCTAGTGACCCGTATTGGCAAAAATACCAAAATGTTTATTTGTGGCGATCCCCTTCAGTCGGATATTAATGGTAAAACAGGCTTCCGCACAATGTGGAATGCGTTCGATGATGAGGAGAGTGCTAGCAACGGAATCCATTGCTTTGAGTTCACTAAGGACGATATAATGAGAAGTGAAATTCTAAAATTTATAGTAAATAAAATTGAAAATATCCCAAAAATCAAAATTATAAAAAATGGCTAGTATATTTTGTCCTGACTGTGGAGCTCGAGCTACCTATACTCTAAACAAACCTAAGTTTTGTCAAGGTTGTGGGGAGAGGCTTGGGGATAGTGTGGCTACAGCTTCAACAGAGGAAGAAGAAACAGAGGTAAGTGCTTGGACGCTTGGAAAATCAGATTATTCTATTGAAATAGAAAAGAACAAGGTAACCTTTGGGGATTTGCTTAACAATCCCCTAGACCCTTCCGAAATAGAAAAGGAACCTAGTTCCAGTCGGAAGGGGCACAAAAAACAAACAAAAGAAAAATTCCTTTCTCAGTCACTGGCAGAGTGTGCGTCTTCAAAACAACAGCCAAGAATATCTGAGGATGGACCAGAATGACACTTACGAAGATAAGACCGATGTAATAGACAATGAGATACGCAAAAGATACTACAAGTGGCACCTTCATGCCATTGCTTGGTTTGACTTTGATGACGTAGCTCAGATTATTCGCGCTCATATTTTTAAGAAATGGGACCACTGGGATCAAGCACGCCCATTGGAACCATGGCTCAATAAGGTTATCTCTAACCAGTTAAAAAATATTTTACGCAATCATTATTCCAATTTTGCGCGCCCATGCCTTAACTGTGAACATAACCAATCAAAAGAACCTGTAGCTGGGCAGCTAGCAGCTCTGTGCGCCCTAACTCCAAGCGGCCTCCAGTGTAATGAATGTGACCTGTTTGCCAAATGGGAAAAAACTAAGAAGAGTGCTTATGATATTAAAATGCCTCTCTCCTTAGAATTTCATGCTTATAGTAAAAATACCCTACCAGAAGATCATTTTGACATTGGAAGGGCAACCATCGCGTTACATAATAAGATGAGATCAGGTTTGACTCATCGCCATTTTTTCGTATACAAGATGCTTTTTATAGATGGTATTAGCGAGGAAGAGGTTGCCCGTATCCTTGGGTACAAAAGCAATGAGAAAGGAAGAAAGGCGGGCTACAAACAAATTAAAAATTTAAAAAACCAATATAAGAACATAGCTAAAAAAATAATTCAAAAGGAAGATATTTTTTATGAATAAGAATAAATATATTTTATCCAAAAAGGAAAAAGATGGGGCGATCGAGCTGTTCAAGGAACTGGATGGTGATTTGAATGAAGCTGCCAAAAAGTTATTTGAAGATCCAAACGAAAAAGGCAGCACTATTAGAGGGCGGGCCTTAAGAAAATTTTGGGTAGAAAAGGGTTTTGAGTACCGCACCAAAGTTAAGAAAAAAAGCAGCAAATATTTTCTACAAGATAACGAAAAGGATTTTGTGCATCGACACTATTGTGCCGAAATGACAAAAAGGGAAATCGCGCAACTCTTATGGACAGAGGAAACCAATAATAGGGGATTTTACGAGAGCGCAAAGTTTATTGCGTTGTCGGACTTTATAAATAGAGAATTTCCTAACGTCGTTAATTTACGCGACGAGATAGCGGGCGATCGCTACGCTCCCCCTAAGATTATGACCACGGTTATCAAAAAGGTTAACAAGGTTGTTTTCAAGGAATTTGAAATCGAAAAGATCAGCGTGGCGGATAAAAAATGTCTTGAAAGATTATTGACCTATCTTTCCGCCCCTAGGTTTATACAGGTAATCAACGCTTATCCTACAAAACAAAATCGTGAACTTTTAGAATCAGAGTATATAAGATCTACATGGGATAAGCCTGATTTGACTTCAGATGAACTGAACCTATATATCAATGTATGCATGGATTATATTAACCTCAAAGAAATCGAACAACAAAAACAAAAACTCAATTTAATGTTCGACGATACGGAGGCTCAAAACGATTTGACCATGCGCTTGACCGAAATGCTTAAAACTAAATCAGAAGAATATAATCAATGCACAAACAGAATAGATAAAATGATTGCAAAGCTCAACGGAGAAAGAGCCAAAAGGATATCTAACCAACAACAAAGAAACGCTTCCGTCTTATCGTTGGTACAATTATTTCAAGAAGAAGATGAAAGAAAATTAATGATTAAAATGGCAGAGATGCAAAAAACTTTAGTTAAACAAGAGGCGGATCAGCTGGAGGAAATGGTTGATTGGAAGTCTCGAGTTTTAGGTATCAGCAAACGAGAAGTAATATAATGGAAAGAGTGTGTAAGAAAATATTTCGTTGTGCTGAATGTAAAAAAGAGTTCGAGGGGCGTAGTTCGTTGCACAGGCATCTTAAGCAACATGGACTTTCGTTGGCGGAATATTATACTCTCTATTATCCGCGCCCGAACAAGTTGACCGGCGAACCTTTACCTTTCAAAAAATACGAAGACTATTTCGAGAGGGATTTTTCCACCAAACAGCAGCTCAGAAAATGGTGCAATAGCGCCCCTACCCCCGAAGTTGGACAATATATTTTGTCATTAATGGAAAAGAGGCAATTAAAAAAAGAAAGGTCTTACGCTCCTTTCCATTTGGAAACTAAAAGTTGTTTTTTACCCGATATAGACATTTACAAAAAAATATTTGGTAGCTATAATAAAGCTGCAGAAAAAATTGGGTTACGCCCCCTTTATTTTCGAAAATTACCCAAAGGCTTTTTTTCGGAAGCCTTACCTAAAGATCTGACGATTGCCATAGATACTCGGGAACAAAAACCATTATTTTTTGATTGTAACCAAGAAACTTTAAAACTAGAGGTTGGGGATTATGTGGCGATTGGAGAACGGTATTCTTATACATATGTAGATCGCAAAGCGGGTTCAGATTTGCACTCTACATTGGGTAACGCAAATTATGAGCGCTTCAAAAGAGAGTTGGAGCGAGTGCGGCAACTGGATTCTTATTTATTCGTGGTGACAGAATCTACGCCGCAACAAATGATAAAAGCAAAGAGGGCCTTCAAAAGAGGAAGTAACATTGAGTTTATTTTAAAGAGGGTGCGAGATTTAAGTTATGAGTTTGAGGGCCATTGTCAGTTTTTGTTTACGGGTAGTCGCGCAGTTTCAGCCGAAATAATTCCAAGGCTTCTTTGGGCTGGAAAGGATGTGTGGGATACGGATATGCAATATTTTTTAGATCATGAGTTGGATAGAAGGAACACAACGTAGACCTCCGCCGCGATTTCGCTCTAATGGCGAATTGGTAAAAATAGAAGGTTTTCTTGAAGAGCACGAAGCAAAGCTTGCGTTGTATGAGTTTCTTAGAAATAATATTACGTTTGCGACCGAACTCTTGATGGGAATTAAATTGTTTCCGTTTCAGCACATGGCCGTCAAGGGGATGTTTGAGACGGATTATTTTCTTGGAGTTTGGTCTAGGGGAATGTCAAAGTCTTTTACGACGGGTATTTTTGCTGCGCTAGATGCGATTTTAAATCAAGGTGTTGAGATTGGCATTTTATCAAAATCTTTCAGACAAGCCAAAATGATTTTCAAAAAAATTGAGGACATCTCTATGCACCCAGATGCCCATTTTTTTAAACAATGTATAACCAAGGTTTCTAAAAGTAATGATGAGTGGTTAATGGAAATTGGTATGAGTCGCATTCGAGCATTGCCCTTGGGGGACGGTGAAAAACTTCGCGGGTTTCGGTTTCATAGAATTATTATTGACGAGTTTGCGCTCATGCCAGAAAGAATTTATAATGAAGTTATTGTTCCCTTTTTGTCTGTAGTCACAAACCCAACGCAACGTGACGATTTGGATAAACTGGAGACTCGGCTAATAGAGGAGGGGAAGATGGAAGAAAACGAAAGACATATATGGCCGAACAATAAATTGATAGCACTTTCTTCGGCTTCTTACAAGTTTGAATATCTTTATAAAATGTATCAGCAATTTGAATTCAACATTACCCGTGAAGAGCAAAAGGATGACGCGTCTAGGTGTATTATGCACTTTGCGTATGATTGCGCTCCTGAGAAATTATATGATCAAAATTTGCTCAATCAAGCCAAATCAACTATGAGCCAATCCCAGTTTGAGAGAGAATTTGGGGCTCTCTTTACAGATGACAGCGCGGGGTATTTCAAGACAAGCAAAATGGCTCTTTGTACTGTACCTGATGGAGAACTCCCTTCTATTGAAGTAAAGGGAAGTGCTGATTCTCAATATATTTTGGCGTTTGATCCGTCATGGTCCCAAACAGAAAGCTCTGATGATTTTGCCATACAAATATTAAAACTAGACGAAGAGCAACAAAAGGCCATTCTGGTTCATAGCTATGCTTTGGCTGGAACATCTTTAAAGCACCATATGAGATATTTTTTATTTTGCTTGGAGAATTTTAATATCGTTGCTATATGTGGGGACTACAATGGAGGAGTTCAGTTTTTACAGGCATGTAATGAAAGTGAAACCTTCAAACGAAAGGAAATTAAACTAAAGCAAATCGAGGTACCTTTTGACAAGCCTGAGGAGTATCAGGCAAACCTGCGCCAGTATAAACAGCAATATAACAAAGGGGACAACAAGTATGTGATTTTGCGTAAACCCACAAGCCATTGGATTAGACAGGCTAACGAGCTATTGCAAGCAAACTTTGATCACAGGCGGTTGCTTTTCGCCAGCCAAGCCATTGATGACAGTTATACTACCCAAAAAAACAAAATGATCCCCATAGACGAATTGAAATTTTTAACATTAAAAGACGCGGACAAGCAAAACAAGGGAGCCAAAATGATAGATTTTATAGAACACCAAGCAGATATGATTAATTTAACGAAAAACGAATGCGCTCTCATACAGATCACAACCACGGCCCAAGGTACCCAGACGTTTGATTTGCCTTCTAATTTAAGGCGACAAACTGGTCCAGATAAAGCTAGAAAAGATTCTTACTCAGCTTTGGTGTTGGCTAACTGGATGACAAAAGTCTATTTTGACTCGAAAAAACAGCCCAAATCAGATATAATAGAAACATTCGAACCAATGTTTATAAACTAACTTTCGACTTTTGAAAGTCACTTTTAATTAAATCAGTGTAAAATGTACCATGGCTAAAAGAAAATATAACAAACGATCCGATTATTGGAAAAAGTTTGAGAAAAACTTTCAATATCCTAACAGTCCCTACGAAAGCCTTGCTGCCACAGACGGGGACTTTGAACCCAAATTGGTAGGCGATTCTTTTTATGACTACACGGCAGAGGCCCGAGATTATAATAGAAACTCGACCTACGATTCCACCGACAGACGAAGAAACGCTATAGCTGTTAATCCTAAATTGTACGGATATAACAACATTAGAGCGGGGATGCTTCCGTACCAGTATGCGTTAGATGGAGTTAACGTAAGAGAAGCTATCGAGCTATGCCAAAAGGCTTATTGTAATGTAGCTATCTTTCGCAATTCTATTGATATGATGGCTGACTTTGCAAATTCACCTCTTTACCTTGAAGGGGGGAGCGAAAAATCTAGGCGATTTATTAATTCATGGTTTAAAAAAATAGGAATATGGGGGCTAAAAGACCAATTTTTTAGGGAGTACTATAGAAGCGGAAATATTTTTCTTTTTACTGTAGAGGGGAAGTTTAAAGCCGATGAGTTTGCAAAAATTAGAAATTTAGGCTTGGTGGCCCAAACAAATAAAATTCCTATTAGGTATATTTTGCTTAATCCTTTTGATGTAGTTGCGCAGCGAACAACTTCCTTTGACGTTCGTTTTTTCTCTAAGCTGCTTAGCGAGTATGAGATTGAGAGACTAAAAGATCCAAAGAATGAAGCTGACAGAGAACTGTATGACGCTTTGCCAGACAATGTTAAGAAGCGAATTCGCGAAAACTCATGGAACCTTTCCGGATTGACTGTTAGGTTAGACCCAGCGAAGCTAAGATATGCTTTTTACAAGAAGCAGGATTAT